CCATTGCCAGGCTGAATGGAAATCTTCCCCAGTTTACAACCGTAATACCAGGCCAGGCAATGATGCCCGGCCTCGTGGTACGCGGAAAACATTGCCTTTTGCTTTTCCGATTTCATCGAGCGTACCCGTCGTATCTGAAATGCAGTTCGCTCCACTTTAAGACGCCGGGGTGCGCCCGGTGCCAGCGCTTCAATTCATCGATCCTGGCTGTATAGCTTCCATCCATTCCCTTGACAGGAAAATCGGCATACTGTTTTTGAAGTATCAGGATTTCATCTGCATTAATACCAAACGTGTTGAAAAGCTCGCGTGTTTTCATAACTTCTTGTTCCAAGTGTTCCATTTTTTATTTCCTCCTGAAATTTATTATTTTCTATCTTGTTGATTCGCCCATGTAGTAACCCCATGGAATGCGATTGGCCTCCAGCCACTGTATGAGATCGCGTTTTTTAACCTGCAAATTCTCGAAGCGTCCGCCCGAACTCCCCTCTATTTTTTTGACTGGGCAGTCATCATACTGCTTGATCCAATCAATGATGAAATGGCCGGGCCGATGTACGGCCTCGCAGATTGCGTTAATCCCGACAAGCGGTGCATTTTCCATCGCTGCAATTCGTCTCCGGCGTGCGACTCGCTCCAGAATGGTCCGCGTGATCTTTGTTGGCTCGACCTCGTAGATTTCCCACTCGTTCAACCAATTCAGAAAAGCGCTTTTCGATACTGCCGGAGATCCGCCTTCCCTGGACAGCGGGAAGTCAAACATAGTCCGCCAGTAGTGGATTTCGTCCATCGATTTTTTCATAAAATCTTCAATGTTCTTTACGCCGATGATCAAGTCATCGCTCTTCTTTTCTTCCATCTTTTTTGCTGCCATAATATTTCCTCCTAATATGTGATTTTTCGTCTTTCTATTCGTTCTAAGCCCCATCTGGCCCGGACTCTCCGAAATTCGATTTTTTCGGCTGGTTGCCAGGATCCCGTCTCGACAATATCCGGGTGATCCGCTTTCCACTTCTTTAAATCGGACGTGAAGGCAGTCCAGACCCCGTTTTCCTTCCGGGCTGGAAGATCATAATGAATGATCCAATCGCTCACGCTGTAAACATATCGCAGCCCCAAAAAGAGCATGATTGCATTCACTCCGATCAATTTTTTCCCTCTAAAAAATTTCATAAAATTATCCTTTCTATAAATTACCATCGACTGTTTAAGCGATTGACTCGCTCTTTCTGCCAATTGTTTCGGCGCGCCGGTTGTGCTGGTGCTGCCTCTGTTGTCGGCGTCCCGGTGATTGCGGCCTCAATCGCTGACCAATCAAAGTGAACGATCCCGGCGCGAATAGCTGCGGCATAGGAATACACTTCACAGTCTAGCCCCTCATTATTTTTCCCGACTAAAACCCATTCCATCCTGGGAAAACCCTTGACATATTTCGTGATCAGTTTTTCAGCCGTCAATTGTATGAAATAAGCGTCTTCAATACCGATGGGCCAGTGGTAACATCCCGGCCCCGGCTCTGTGATCTTTAATCGGGCATAGATTGTTGATTTCGCCGTGTCCGCGCCCACCGGCCAAAGCTGCACGCCATTTGTGATCTTCTCGCCGCGCCAAGTCAAGTCAACCAAAGATGGATGTCCGATGATCGGTTTTCCTGGCTGGCTCTGGCCCTTGATTGCGATGTATCGTGGATTTTGTCTTGTAAAATTATAAACGGCCTGGGTGTGATGTCCGCCGGAATCAATGGCGGCACATAAGACGTGGATCTGCTTTCCGGCGGCGTGATCAAATGGCCTTGATAGCAGGGCGTCAAGATCGGCCCAGACTTGTTGTTGTGCCGGGTCTCCATAAATCTCAGTCCAACAAACCAGCCAGCTTTCTTCGCCGCGTCCCCAGGCCCGGATGACGACGGCCAGGCGATTGTCTTGAACGTCAACCCCGGCGGTCAATAACAGGCCGCCCAGCGGGACGGTCAATACTCCATACGGCTCGCAGCGTGCTTTCAACAAATTCCATTCCGGTTGATCGCCGGCCTCTTCAAACGTGCGGCCAAGTCTTGTGTTTATCCAGGTTTTCAGTCTTTCCTTGAATGCTTTGGCCTCCAGAAATTCCTTGACGATCTGCAGCCAGGAAACCCAGCCCAGGGGTGAATAGAGGGAGCTGATTTGATAGCCTCGCTTCACTCTTTCCGGCTGTGTCGGGATCCATTTCCCGCGCTCCAACATTTCAGTTTTGTGGTGTTCTTCTATGCGTTCATGACATTTTGCGCATTCGTACCAGGCCGCCGTCGGGGTGCCCTCTGCGTCCCGGTCAAATTTGATCCCAAAATCAGCGCCTTCGCCTCCCCATTCCAAGCGCTGAAATTCGCCGCAATGAGGGCAGGGCACATGATAAAACCGTTGATCACTCTCAAGGAAACTTCTTTCAATTCTGCTTATGCCCTTGATCGTCGGCGTGCTGACTTCCATAATTTTCTTACGGCTGCCGAAAGTATCGGTTCGCCTTTTGGCCAGTTCTGCCGGGTCGCCTTCGCCTCCGATGTCCGCGTCAAATCCATCAACGTCATCAAGAAAAAGAAAACGGATGGATTTTGATCTGAAAAAAGCGCCGGAATTGCTCCCGGACAAAAACAAGATCCCTCCCGGAAATTCCTTTGTTTGGATCGTGTTCCCAGAATCGCGGGTTTTGTGTTCCTTAACTTTGTTCTGCAGCCTGGGCGTGTCCATAATGGTCGGCTGGAGCTTCTGCTTGCTGTGGTCTTTTGCCAGCTCCGACGTCGGGAAAATCATCATCATAGGCCCAGGGCACGCGTCCGCAACATAGCCAAACCAATTATTTGCCAACTCTGTGAAGCCCAATTGCGTGCCTTTCATAACAACAATTTCTTGCGTCCGGCTTGCCGGTGACAGAGCATCCATAATTTCCTTGACGTAGGGCGTCCGGGAAGATCTATATTTCCCCGGCTCGCTGGAAGATTTCCGCGGGAGCATTCTATAAGCATCTGCCCACTCTGTGACAGTCAAGTCCGGGTCCGGTCTCAGTCCGGCCTTAAAAGCGTCGTGATAAATAAGCGCTGCGTTGATCATTTATGATAGCCCTCCAGGGGTGTTTGTCGTAGGAAATCAAAAAGGTGTGGGTGTGTTTCGGCCAGGTACTCCAGGCCGCCGATCCGGTCAATTGTCCGCCGGATTTTCTCCAGGGGTTCGTCGTGCTTAATGGCCAGGATGATTTCCCCGGCCTTCCAGTCAACCATAAAGCGCCGCCAGGCGTCCGGCTTAACCTGCCGTAAAATCCGAAAGCCGCTGTTTGTGAATTGAGCGCCGCCGCCGCAATACAGACAACCGATTGTCACGGCTCCCGCCGCTTTTGACGGATGAACGGGCAGGGCGTTTTCTTCTGTGTATCTTCTGACCATTGTATCAGTCCATCCGGTCAATGGATTGCAAACGGTCATCTTGTCGGTTTTCAGATATTTAATGGCCCCGTCTTTGATGGATCTTAGTCCGCGGAGCGCGTCATCGCTCTGGCCTCTCTGCCCGGTGAAGTGTAGATTGACGCCCAGGGCCTTCATCATTTTCCGGGCGGGTGCGATTTTCATATTTCGGCAACATGAAGAGACGTCAACTTTAAAACCTCTGCTTTTGTGTGTCTGCATATACAGGCGGGCGGCCAGCTTGCCCAACATTGGCCAGCCTTGTTTCTGCCATTGCTCCAGGGGTGTGCGTGCTGCCCTGGCTATATGAAGGGGTGCGCCGTATTGTCTGCAAACCATTTTAATGAAGGGTAGGGTGTCCGGGTGCTCCATCTGCGAATCGGCAAAAATCACGGACGGGCGGGCGTCGGTTCGTTTATATATGATGTCCAACAAAACCATTGAATCGGCTCCCCCGGAAAATGCGATTGCCTTCTGTGGCCTCATCGAAAAAATGTTTTTTAATAAGCATTCCAGCGGCGACGGTTCCCCGGCTGCGTGGTATCGTTTAAGCTCTTGAATCGCGTCCGCTGTGTTCGGATCTGCAAGAACAAAACATTCTCTTGATCCCTTTCTGAGTGGTAAAATTATGGCGTCGGCTTTCTCGAATCGGGCGGGATCTGCAGCCGCGATTTCTTCCAGGCGTGCCGTGATCTGCTTGCCGATGTCCTCGGGTGTGGTGGTGTCGGTGTCTTCGATTTCCGTTTCTGCCAGGATCCTTTTTTCAAGTTCATCTTCTTTGCCGGTGATGTCGGCCAGGTCAAATCCTGTGAGCGTAACATCAAATCCGGCTGCGGCCAGGTCAATCAATTCAGTCTCGAGCATTTCATTAATCCAGTCTGATTCCGCGACTTTGTTGTCGGCTATACGGAAAGCCCTGATCTGCTCGGGTGTCAGATTTCCGGCGCTTATTGTGGGCGCTTCATCTAGGCCAAGATGACGGGCCGCTTCATATCGGCCGTGCCCGGCAATGATGACATTATCGGCGTCAATGACAATCGGTACAAGAAAGCCAAATTCCTTAATTGAATTGGCTATTTTCTCGACTTGCTCGGGCGTGTGAACCTTCGCGTTGTTGAAGTATGGCGTCAAATTGTCCAGGCTTTTCATCGTGATTTTCATTTGCTCAACTCCTCAAGGGCGGCCTTGATTTCCCCGGCCAGGAGTTCAGCGACTTTGATTTGATCACGTTCAGCGGCCAGGATGGGTCCGATCCTGTCGGGTATATTCAGAAGAGCATCCCTTGTGGTACGGGCCAGGGCAAAGGCAGCGGCCTTGACTTTCTCCGCGTCAATCAACTTTCCTGTTCGTTCTTCCAGTTCCAATTTCAGAAGGGCGGCCTTGAATCGCTGCGATAACGTCCGGGCCTCGTGGAATGACAACCCGGCGGTTCCGGCTTTCTCTGTCATTGTGATCATTTCAACGGGTTTGGTCTTGCTGTCCGCCCGGATCTCTCTCTGTGTCGTGGCATTTTTGGCCAGGGCCTTGTCCGCCTTTTCTTGATCGATAAAAAGCAGTCTTCCTTCACGGATGATCGCGGTTTCTGGGATCGTTCCATCAGCTAAATAACGCCGGACGGATCTTCCCGTGACTTCCCTGTGCTTTGCGTATTGCTCAACATTAACTTTAATCATATTCGCTAACCTATTGATAAATAACATCATTAATGACGCAGTTTTTAAACCCTATAACTGGCCAAATTTCGCGCTCTTCGCAGCCGTATGGAGAACATTCTTAGAAAGGACCCGCTTAACTTTTTCTTGAATTTGTAAAAGCCTTTGCAGAAGAGACTCCGACAATTGAAACAACTCAGCATCATAAGCCGCGAACGCCCGCAATTTTCTGGCAAGCAATAAAGCTTGATCAATTGTTTCATTCAGTTCTTCCATTCTCTTCACCTTCTAAAGATCCGAACCAATCAAGCCAATCACTCATGCGAAGCATAACAAGATCATCATTGTGGCGGCTGCCGGTAACGTGAACAACAACCAGCGGGATCTTCCCCGCCGGGCAATTGTTGATTGCCTGGGCCATAAAGTGTGATCCTGAGAATTTGAGACGGTCTTTGCATTCGATTGAAAATGGTCCGGCGCTCACGTCTTCACCGCCAAAGAGACCCAGGCGCTTTCCCCCGGTCAGTTTGGCGATGGCCTTTTCCGTGCGTTTTCCCCTCTGTCTGTTCTTTGCCGGGTTCATTGTGGGGTGTCTCCAGGGGTCTTTGCTGCTTTCAGCTTTTCCTTCAACTCAGCGGCTTTGGCTTTCGTCTTTTCTTCAACGGGTGTGGCGCTAACCTCGCCGCCTTCGATGTCGATGACCTCTTCATAGGTCTTCATTCCCATCAGAATTTCCGGCGCGTATAACCGGCCAAAGAGGGTGGCGGCCTTGTATCGCAACATAAGATCCGGCATTGTCTGCCACTTGCTCCCTTGCTTTGAATACCAGCCTTCTTTCCTGGCCATTTCGATGGAAACCGCGGGAGACTCCAGGCGCTCGCCTGTGGCGTTTTCTGTGGCCCAGGCAATACAAGATTTCTTGTCGCCTTCGCCGGTCATAGTGAAGCGGAGCGGAGAAAAGCGCCCGGTCCCGTTCACGGCTGCAATAATGAATTGCGATGACCAGGACGGTTTTCCGTGGACAAGATAAAGGTTTTGCATCACCATAAGCGGAGACGCGCCGATCCTGGCGGCCAGCTCCAGGGCAATGACACAATTCGAGACGTTGTTCTGGAAGTCTTTCGGGACAAGGTTTGACGCGGCCAGGAGCTGTCCGGCTCGCTGTGCAAGCTCAAATCCTGACCTGGTTCCAAATCCCGCCGGGGTGTGATTTTCCGGCGCTGTTGCCGGTGGTGTGACTGTCAAATTCTTTTCTGCTGCTTCAAACATTGTTTATCCCTCCCTCAAAAAGTATGGTTTAAAAGTTTTAAATGGATTGCCTGTCTTTGCGTACTGTGAAAAGATTTCCGGTTGCTCCCGCTGCAAGCGCTTGCTGTCAATGGTCACGCGGCCAGCGGACGTCTTCCAGTAGATCCGCGCCCCGGCGCCCTCTGCGACGGCTGCGCCCTGGGCGGTCATAATATCCTGGAGCGCTGTCTTTGCCTCTTCCTCCAGGGCCTCGGCCTCGGTCTTGATTTCCCTGGCCTCTCTCAGTCTCTCAATGGCTTCTTTCCAGATAGGTGAATCTATGGTGATCAGTTCCGACGGTCCGACTGTTGGAAGATCCATGGCAGGGGTGACGTCAATTTCCGGCGGGCGGTCTTCTTTTATACACTGGTAAAATTCTAAATCGCGGGCAATGATAATATCCTGCAGCTCCCGGTCGGCGTCTATGTCGAAAAAAATCATTTCCCATTTTTCAGCGTTGAAAACTGCGAAAGCGCCCCATGAGCGCCGGGATACGGCAAGATAATGCTGTAATTGAAGGTTATAATTCGCGGGAAGTCCCTCACGTTTGGCCTTGCCGAATACATTGAGGCCCGGACACTTGATTTCCAGGACGCCGGGGCCGCGGTCATCGTTCACGATTTCGCGGTCAAGATTGCCGGTCATCCATGTGTGCTCAGGATGTCGAAGCATCGTATTGACGCGCCGGATCTTTCGTCCGGTCTTCTCTGCGTATATGTCGGCAGCCAGCGGCTCCAGGTAGGTGCCCCGCTGCATTGCTGCCGTTGCCTCCCGCGGTTCCCGGCGTCCGGTTTTTTCTTCCCAAAGTTCCAGGGGCGTTTCATAGGGATTGACTCCCATAATTGTCGGCGTGTCGCTGCCGCCGATCCCTTCACGCTGCAATGTTTTTCTTTTCATAAAAAATGCTCCATTTATTTCGGTTGTAGATTTCTTGACGTTTCTGGGCGCTGGCCCGTAAGACTCCATCTTGATCGATGTAATCGAATACCAGGGCGCGCTTCTTGCCAGGTGCCGGGCGTAACACTCTCCCCAGGTATTGAATGACGCGGCCTTGATATGAAATAGGGGTTGCCAGGAATAGCGTTGACAGTCCTTTGCAATCAAAACCTTCGCCGATGAGCTGGCCGGTTGCGATTAGGATCTCGATGTCTCCTCTGTTGAGACGTTCCACGATCTCGGATCGTTCCCGCGCCGATGACTCACCGGTCAGAACGTCGGCCTTGACATTATGGCGGGAAATCAAATCCTTTAGGGCCTCAGCGTGTTTTTTCCTATCGGTAAGAATAAGACAGATCCCGCCGCCGATCGCGGCTTCTGTGGCGACGTCCCGGGCAATCAATGCGTTCCGGTGATAGTCTTCTGTCAGTTCGGCCAGGGCCTTTGAATATTGAGACGCCGGATCTGCCGATGGATGAAATCCCGTATGCCTCAAGATGACGTCCGCCTTGACAATATCGCCGGTCATTTCCAGATCCGCTTGATTGATCTTGTGGGCCAGCGGTCCGCAATGCCAGAAGATAGCAGAAGACATGCCGTCCCGCCGAAACGGTGTTGCCGATAATCCCAGGATATAGCGGGCGTCAAAAGCGGCCAGGGCCTCGGTAAACATCCGGGCCGGTGCGCGGTGACACTCGTCAACAATGACGTGGCCGAAATGATGACGGATATCCTGGGCGATCGGATAAAGACTGTTCACAATGGCGACGGTGATCTTTTCGCCGATGACTTTCTTGCCGCCGCCGATGACGCCGATGTCATAAGCCGGAATATTCAAAAAGGTTTCAATCCGGTCGATCCATTGCTTTAAAAGTTCCCTGGTGTGAACGATAATAAGCGCCGGTTGCTGTCTCTCGGCGATAATGGCCAGGGCCATGACGGTCTTGCCGGATCCGGTGGGTGCGCATAACGATGATTCATCCAGTGCAGCCGTCGCATTAACGGCGTCCTCCTGGTAGCCCCGCAGCTCTCCGGAAAAATCGAAAACGATTTCCGGCAATGTCCGGCGCTTGTCGATGATCTCGATCCGTTCGCCTTCACCGGCGGCCATGAAATTCAACGTCTGCAGGAATCCGCGCGGGACAGCCAGTCCGTTGTCGTGTTTTTCGTAGAATCTCAGCTCGCGCGGGATGTTCCCGGTCCAGCGGTCCATCTTGACAGCATCCTGGAAAGCAGGGTTCGCCATTGTCAATCTTTCAATGATTTCCAGGCCAAAAGGATCTGAATATTCCGTCAAGAAAAGGTTGTTTGAAAGTTCGATTTTCATAATTCCTCTAATTTTTGTCACCACTGTTGTCACCACCCCACTGGTGACAGGTTAAATATATGAAATAATTAATGAATAATGCCATTGTCACCACTTTTCTATATAAGGGGGTGGAATAAAATATAAAAAATCCTCCCCCTCTTCTATGTATGTGGTGACAAAGTGCCTCCAGTCCAGTATTGACGCGGGTTTGAGGTGTCACCACGGAAGTGGTGACAAGGGTGGTGACAAAGTTAAATTCGGACATAATTTTTTGCCCCTTTTTCGTATTTGATTTGGTCTGCTTGCAGAAGGTTTTTAAGAGACGTTTCAAAGATCCAATTGCCGATACGGTTTGCATGAACAGCCCGTTCAATTTCCCGTTTGTTCTTTGGGCCTGACTCCAGGATCCGGCGAATTTTCTCTTCCGTCCTGGCCATTGTCGAATCGGCGTCAATCGGATCGTGCCGCCGTCGGACGCGATATTGCCAATCGCAAAGAGCAATCACTTTTTTCATGACTTCAAAATCAACACTCCATTTATAATCATTGACAGCCATGAGGGTCATGAAACGCATTGCATAAGTGTCCAGGCGCTTCGTGTGGACCGATTGCGGCAATCCCATGTACCAGGCGTGAAAGATTTTTCTCGCGTCATCCTCAATCGGCAATTCCATCTTGCTGCCGACGTTCAAAACAATCATATTCAAGCTTTCATAGAGCTTTTTCAGATCATTGGATGGAATGCGTTGTGGGATCGAAAAGCGGCGTTTGCCGGTTCCGGGTACCAGGAAAAGACGGTTCGGAAAACCTATTGCTAAAAATTGCTGATCAAAAATTGTTTCGTAGGTGTCCAGGGTGCAAGCCGCGATTAAGGAAAGACGGGCGTCATCTATTTTTAAAGGTTTCTTTTTTGTTCTGCTTTCATAATGGTTCGACTCAAAAAGCGTTGTCACGCAGGGTAATAAAACCGATGATTCTATTTTTGACTTACTGACAAAGGCTTTAAATTCGTCCAGGCATAAAACAGTTTTGCTTTTCTCATAAAGTTTTTCCTGGAGACCTTCGGCGCTGCCGATCCCATGACAGACAGAAAAATCATGATCCGATGCCCGGAAAAATCCGGTGACCTTATTTAGAACGGTGCTTTTTCGATCGTCGGCAGACTCTCCCAGGATCAAGGTATAAATACGAGGCTCCGGCTGGAGTTCTGAATTTATGGTTAATACGTCGGATAAAATCGAACCTAAACAAGTTAAATAAGATATATAAAAAAAATGTTCCGGTGGCTCCAGATAAGCGGAAAAAGTTTTCGCAAAGTCACCGGCAGCGCCGGACATTATGTGCTGCGGGAATGCCAGCGGATCTGTTTCTGCCTTTGTGGTTTCTATTGTTGCTGTTTCATTATAAATGGACGCGCTCTCTATGATTTGAGACAGGCGCTCCGCTGCCGACTCATTGTCCAGGAACGTAGCAAGAAAATCGCTCACGTCACCTTTGTCCGGCAATCCTGGCAGATCGACAATTTTTATTGATCGGGCGTGACCTTTAAGCTTACCGGCAACATCGGCGGCGTGCTTTCTGCCCGGATCATCGTTGTCCGGCAGAATGACAACATCTTTCCCGTCAAAATATTTCCCGAAGTGATCTGGCCATTTGCCAGCGCCGAAGGGATTGGTCGTTGCGGCAAAACCATGCGCGGCCAGGGCGTCGGCGTCCTTTTCACCTTCGACAATGATGACCTCATCGGCCTTGATGATCTCCGATAGTTTGAACGGTATAAGCTCGATTCCGCCTTGATTATAGAGAAAGGCCCCGTTTCCGTCCGGGCGTCTAATCCGGAATGATTTCGGATCAAGTCTTTCTATTTGATAGGTAAGCTGGCCGTTTTGGTCCCGGTAATCGTATCGAGCGACAACCTTTGCTTTCACGTTGGCGGTCTGCTTTGCCCCGTTCCCGTTGCTGATCCCGAATTGATCGGCAATGCCAGCGATGATCTGGGGAAGTTCCCGGCGTGGATCCTGGCCGTGTCTCTGTCCGTAAAAATCAAACAAGCTGCCGGAAGCTCCGCACCCGAAGCAATGGAATAACCCGGTTTGCATATTGACCGAAAGCGACGGATTTTTATCCTCATGAAAAGGGCAGAGCGCTTTGAGTTCGCCGTTTCCGTTCTGCTTGAGATCCGGCAAAAAAGAAACATAAAATCTGGAAAAGTCATTTTGAAAAAAGTTTAAAATAACTGATTTGTCCATCGTTGCTGCCTCCATTGCGGCCCTTATTTCACCTTAGAAAGTTCATTTTTAAGAGCTTGCATGAAGGACGGTTTTAAATAGAAGATCCGGCCAGCCATTTCCGTTTGCTCAACGAGCGGCTGCCCTGTCAGTTTTCTTGCGAGGGAATCTTTGTTTGCCCAGGTCCGATGATCGAGCGGACAGGACGGTGAGAGCTTATTGATTTTGTGACGCGGAATGATTGCTGGCAGTTCTCTGTCAACTGCCTCTAAAATCTGTTCCGCCGCTGGTGATAGTCTGTTTTCTTCCGAATTATTTGTTTGCATAA